ATGTATAACATTAAAGGTGGTGGTGAATGGTATGATGCAAGTTACCACGGTTTGTTAGTACATAGAGATTATGAGGCTAAAAATACTAAAGTAAAAGTATTAAAAGTTAAGTTTCAAAACTTAGGCGAAAACGGTGGTGAATCATTTTTTACCTGGGAACCTAAGTCAGGATCTTTTGTACCACAAGTTAATGTTTTAGACGAGAAGAATGACAGCAGCCTTCCGTGGGAATAAAAAACATGGTATGGGTAGTTATACCCGTACACCCGAAGAAGAAAAAGCTGCTTTATGGTGTATTAAAAATGATATATGTATAACTCCAAGAGCAATAAAATGGGGAGAAAGGATATGGGTTGTAGATATTGAAAAAGGTAAATACCCTAATAGACAAAAACTAGGTACGTCTGATCCCTTTGGACCAAACACAATATGGGAAAAAGTATCAGAGTATCAATTATATTATTATAAAAAATATGCGAAATAAATTTTACAACGCTAACGAAGCTTTTAACTGTATATGGTATGAGTTAAGAACTAAAGGTATAGACTTTGATAATACAAAAGCTTTATTTAACGTAGGTTTTACAATAGAAAATCCGTTAGATAATCATATTAAAAATAAGTTTAGAGAGTGGAAACATGAGTATGCAGAGGCTGAGTGGCAGTGGTATTTATCAGGTAATAATAGCATTAGAAAATTAGGTGCTATATATGGTAACATACCACCAATATGGGTAAAGATGGCTAATCGCAAGGGTTTAGTAAATAGTAATTATGGTTGGCAATGGCAACGTAATAATCAATTAGAATACGTTATCAAAAAGCTAAAGAAAAATAAAGACACTAGACACGCGGCAATTAGTATATACGATTGTAAAGAGCATGACGAATACAAGAAAGATACCCCTTGTACGTATGCTGTTCAATTTACAATTATTGATAACAAATTAAACATGTCTGTTTATATGCGTTCTAATGACATCTGGTACGGTTTCTGTAACGATCAATACTGTTTTAGTATGTTACAAAAACTTGTAGCAGAAAGATTGTCTATTGACGTTGGGTGGTATTACCATCACGCACATAACATGCATTTATATAACGATAAATTATGACATATTATATTTATCATATTCCTGGTAAAAAAATTGGTGTAACGTGTGACCTTAATAACCGGGTTACAGTTCAACAAGGTTATGGTCCAGGTGAATATGAAATATTAGAAACTTCTAATGATATAGATTTTATATCAAATAAAGAAAGAGTATTACAAAGAGAATATGGTTACCGAGTAGATATGGTTCCATATAAAAAATTAAATAGAAAAATTATGATGGACTTAAACGTAACTGAACAAACTACTACTTTTCCTTGTCCAGTGGATAAATTAAAAGGCAGATTATTTGATATGATCGGCTATGAATGGACAACAGAACATGGTTCTTTTGAAATTACTACAGAATCAATAGACTGGATAATAAATAATGTAAAAACTTCCATGTTTAATAATGATAGATCTTATATATACAATAAAGCTTTTTCGGTATGGTCTGAAAATGCCATTGGTACTATAAGAGCACCTAAAAATGTTAAATGTTCTAAAAAGCCACTTAAAATGTTTAATAACATTAGAGATTGGGCCGAACAAAGAGGTTTATATACTAAAGGTGATACAAAAACTCAATTAATCAAACTACAAGAGGAAATGGGTGAGCTAGCTAAAGCTACACTAGAAAACGACAAGCCAGAAGTTATAGATGCTATTGGTGATATGGTTGTGGTATTAACAAATCTAGCACATTTAAATGGAGTACATATTGAAACTTGTATAGCTGAAGCTTATAAAGTTATATCAAAACGTACGGGCAAAATGGTTAATGGAACATTTGTTAAAGATGCAGATTAAAACAGAAGATAAGATAGTACAAACAGTACTAAGGAAGATGGACGATCGTAGTATTGTTGGCCAAAAAAAATATGGTCAAACAATGCAAAACGAAATAGAAACTGGTAAGAAAGACTTAATTATGTTTTTAACCGATGTACAAGAAGAAATAATGGATGCTTTACTGTACATTGAAGCTGCTAAAAAATGTATTGAAGATGAAAAGAAAGATTAGAAGAAAACGAGGTCCTGTTGTTAGTAAAAAAATTACTGTAGACGGGATTAAGTTTGCTAGCGGACTAGAAGCGTATATGTATAAAGCTCTTAAACGAGCTGGTATAGACGCAGCTTACGAAGGTAGTACATACACAATATTTCAAGGGTTTGACTTAAACAAAACTTGTTATGAAAGATGTGCTAATGGTAAGGGTGACTACAAAGATAGAGGTAATAAAAAAATACTACCCATTAAATATACGCCAGATTTTATTGGTAAAGGTTTTATAATAGAAACTAAAGGTAGAGCTAACGAAGCTTTTCCTATGAGATGGAAATTATTTAAACATTATGCGGAGCATAATTTAAACTCTGTATTGTATAAACCTCAAAACCAAAAAGAATGTGATAAAACAGTAGAATTAATTTTAAATAATGGCTAGACTAGTATTACAAAACTACAAGTGGAAACCTAAAAAGAAAAGACCAGGCGTACACAGTAAAAATAGAAACACAAAACAAAAATCAGGTAAGTATTACTCAGGTACTCCTTACCGTGGACAAGGTAGATAATATGAAAAGATGGGAATTAAGTTTTGGCCTTTTTGAAGGCCTGTTGTTTGGGTATAGAAATTACCCAGACGTAGATAATAATAAAGTTGATCACGTATTTTACGTGTTCATATTCGACATTTGTTTAACATTACAATATTAAAATATGGGATTATTTGATAACAGAGTAGCATATAAACCTTTTGAGTACCCTGAGTATTATACTGAGGGTTGGTTGAAACAAGCTCAAGCATTTTGGTTACACACAGAAATACCTATGTCAGGTGATGTTAAAGACTGGAACGAAAAACTAACAGATGCAGAAAAAAACCTAGTAGGAAATATTTTACTAGGTTTTGCACAGACTGAGTGTGCAGTATCTGATTATTGGACTCAGAAAGTAGTATCATGGTTTCCTAAACACGAAATACAGCAAATGGCCATGATGTTCGGATCACAAGAAACAATACATGCTGTAGCTTATAGTTATTTAAATGAGACATTGGGACTTGAAAACTTTGAGGCGTTTTTACATGAGCCAGCTACGGCTGAGCGTTTTGATAATCTCGTTTCATATAATGGCTCCGATCCTATTGAAATTGGTAGATCATTGGCTATTTTTAGTGCTTTTGCAGAAGGAGTTTCTTTATACTCTGCTTTTGCAGTACTCTATAGTTTTCAGCTACGTAATTTACTCAAAGGTATTGGCCAACAAATGAAATGGTCTGTAAGGGACGAATCACTACATTCTCGCATGGGGTGTAGATTATTTAGACATATGTGTGAAGAAAAAGATTTTCTTGCAGAAACATGCAAGCCACATATTATAGATGCAGCACACACAATGCATGATGCTGAAATGAAATATATAGATAAGATGTTTGAAGCTGGCGATATTGAAGGGTTGAAGTCTTATGATCTTAAACAGTTTATAAAGAAAAGACTAAATGAAAAGCTTGTGGAGCTCGGATATAAAAAACTCTCAAAAGAATTTAGTTACGACAAAGAAGCCGCGAAAAAATTGGATTGGTTTTATCATCTTACTGGTGGGCATACTCATACCGATTTTTTTGCTATCAGGCCGACCGACTACAGTAAAGCAAATGAGGGAGAAGATTTCGAAAATATCTGGTAATAAATGAATAGAAAAATATTAAAATTTTTAGTTAGAAACAGAAGACTAACACCAAGTGAAAGAATAGCCAGTAGAGTTGGTTATATGGGTGCTGGTTTTCTTGTAGCTGCTCAATGGACTGTAGAACCTATGCTATACATAGCTGGGTTTTGCTGTGTCCTTGTTCAGGTAGCCTCAAGAAAACAATGGAACTTAGTAGCATTAAACATAAATGGTTTAATAGCTTGGATTAGTCATTTAATAAAATAATATGTGGAGTAATAGATGGAAAAAAGGTCAGGATTACCCAGAGTGGGCAGATGCTGACGTATACAAAAAAACAATACAAGGAGGGTATTTATACAATGGAGAGACGCCAAGAGAAGCTTATACAAGAGTCGCTGAAACAGTTGCGAGAAGATTACAAAAACCGGAGATGGCGAAAACGTTTTTTGATTACATTTGGAAAGGTTGGCTTTGCCTTGCTAGCCCTGTACTTAGTAACACAGGCACTGAAAGGGGTTTACCTATATCTTGTTTTGGCATCGATGTTGCAGATTCTATTTTAGACATCGGTAATAAAAATTTAGAAATGATGCTGCTAGCTAAACACGGCGGTGGTGTTGGTGTAGGTATAAATCAAATTCGTCCTGCAGGTGCAAAAATAACTGGTAATGGTACATCAGATGGTACTGTACCTTTTTGTAAAATATATGATTCAAGTATATTAGCTACAAATCAAGGTGCTGTTCGTAGAGGTGCTGCATCAGTTAATTTAAATATAGATCATGCTGATTGGGAAGACTGGTTAGAAATAAGAGAACCTAAAGGCGATATAAACAGACAATCATTAAACTTACATCAGTGTACTATAATTGGTGATAAGTTTATGCGTAAGCTTAGAGATGGTGATAAAGTCGCAAGACGTAAATGGGGTAAACTATTACAAAAACGTAAAGCAACTGGTGAGCCTTATATAATGTATAAGGGTAATGTAAATAAAAACAACCCTTCATCATATAAAGATAATGCTCTAAAAGTGTTTATGACAAATATATGTTCAGAGATCGTATTGCATACAGATGAAAATCATAGTTTCGTGTGTTGTTTATCTAGTTTAAATCTAGCTAAATATCACGAGTGGAAAGATTCTAATTTAATATATGATAGTATATGGTTTTTAGACGGCGTGTTAGAAGAGTTTATACAAAAAGCAAAAAACAGAAGAGGATTTGAAAATGCTGTAAGATCTGCTGAAAAAGGTAGAGCGCTTGGTTTAGGTGTTTTAGGTTGGCATACATACTTACAACAAAAAGGATTACCTTTTGAAGGATTATTATCACAATATGAAACAAGAAGAATATTTAGTCAAATTAAAATCGAAAGCGAAAGAGCTAGTATGGCTCTTGCAGAAACATATGGAGAACCTTTGTGGTGTGTTGGAAGTGGTTTTCGTAATACTCACCTACGTGCCATTGCTCCTACTGTTAGCAATAGTAAACTTAGTGGAAACGTTTCACCAGGCATTGAGCCATGGGCTGCCAACGTTTTTACGGACCAAAGTGCTAAAGGTACTTTCATACGTAAAAATCCTACGTTAGTGGATATTTTAGAAAAACACAATTTAAATACTGAAAAAATATGGGACAAAATTTTAACAGACGGTGGTTCAATACAAGGTATCAAACAATTAGAGAAAATTACATTGGGAGATCACGACATACCAATCAAAGAAGTATTCAAAACTTTCAAGGAAATAAATCAATTGGAGCTTGTTAATCAAGCAGGTATAAGACAGCAATATATTGATCAATCAGTTAGTTTAAACTTAGCATTTCCTGCACAAGCAGATCCTAAATGGATTAATAAAGTTCATTTAGAAGCTTGGAAAAAAGGTATTAAGACTTTGTATTATATGCGTACTGAGTCAGTACTAAGAGGAGATATAGCTGATCAAGCTATGAGTGAAGACTGTATGAGTTGTGACGGATAAAATTTTGGAAGAAGCGCGCGTGAGGAAATGAGGGTTAGGTGGGATCCAAAATAATTAAAGGGGCGAAAGCCCCTTTTTTTATTTCTTTATTTTTTCTACAGCTGATATACCAAAGCAACCAAGTGTAACCCATACAAATGAGTTATAAACTACTTCATTTATAATTAAATCTTTATCTGCTATCAAACTTGTTAATAAATCAGCTATAGCAAACAAAGTCATTACTATAAAAGACGCAAATCCTATTACGTTCTTTTCGTTTATATCGTTTTTATCTTTAAATAAAGCCCACATAATCTTATAGTTTAATTTTTAAATCACCAGCAGATGTTTTATATACATCACCAGCGGATAATCCACCTGTACCAGCAGCGCTGTCATCAGCGTACGTAGGAACAACCATTCTTATTTTACCTGCAAAAACAGCAGATAAATTTGAATTACCTGGATCTACATAATGATTACCAGTTTGTGAGTCAATAAATTTGTGAGCAAAAATCTCACCAATACCAGATATCTCTTGATTAGTATTGTTTATATTAATTCCATTTATAGTATCAGTGTTATTAGCTACTACAGTTCCTGTTGTAACTATGTTTCCTGCTACATCCATATTTCCTGATACATCTACACTACCAGCGGGAGATAAGTTTCCATTAACATAAGAGTTTGTTGCTTTAACAGTAACCACATCTAAACCACCTGAGGAAATCTTTATATTTCTATTTGATGAGTTGTTAAAAGCAACCCCAGATCCTAAAACAGTTAACCCTTGATTAGCGTCATAATAAACTGGACCACCTGTTCTCACATCAAACTCTACTGCATTTTCAGCTGATACAATATTACCGTTAACATCTTTAAAGCCAATTATCTGTGTTATAGCTCTACTTGTTGCTCCATTTGTTTGTCCAGCAGGACCAACAGCGTTTAAACCATGTATTACATCACCAGCTTGCAGACTTGCATAAACATCTCTATTAAAATCTCCGTTACCACACCATCCTGGTTGATTTACATTGAAAGAAACGTCGGTACCACCTTGTTGGTCAAACCTAGTTTTGTAAGTAGTTAAACAATTTCCACCGTTGGCATCAGCATCAGCTTTAATCAACACATCACTGTCTGAAGTTATTTCAGAAACTCTAATTGGTCCGTGAAAAATAGATTTTTTATCACTAGCGCTTAACTCAACAACAGCTGTATAACTACCACTATCTCTAGTTTGTATTTCAAATACATTATCAGCTTCAGATGAAAGCTTCCAATGATCACTGTTGTTATCACCCGCGTCGGCTTTTAGTTCTATTTGAGCAGCTTGATCTTGCCCAGCTTTAACTACAATAACACCATTGACAAGTGTTCCTTCATTGCTAGTTTCAAACTTTTTTACGTTGTTATAATATAACTCTACAGCACCGTCTTTTTTAAACAAAGCCATTGTGCCATCAGTAATAACACCACCACCTGTTATTGCAATTTGTGGATCGCTAGTATCTAATATAGATGTTGATAAAGTAGGGTCATGATATATTTGAAAATTGGCATTAAACGCATTAATTGGATCTACACCAAATCTTATTCTTGAATTATCAGCTAAACTTACATTACCATTAAACATTGATGATCCTGATATATATATCTCTTTCCATCGCTTTAGTGTATTACCTAATGTATATGTATCAGTTACATCAGGTATTATACTAGACACTATTTCAGCTCCAAAAGCTATTGTGTCAGTGTCAGCATTACCAAATGTTAAGTTACCGTCTATAGTTGTATTACCTGTTACAGATAAGTTACCACCAACGGTTAAGTTACCGGAATAACTTCCATCAATACCGGTTAAGTTAATGTGTTTTTTTAACGATCCTACAGTATAGTTTCTTGTAACATTGCCTTTAGCCGAATCTCCATCAGACCCAACAAGTATGTCAACATCTTGAACTGTTGTATCCGTTACTATTGTGTGTATTCTAGGCATAATTTTTTATTTTTAATTGTTTTTTCTTGGATCGTCCTTAGCGGGATTACCAGTGTTTATTTTTCCAGATCCACTTCGTTGTATTCTTGGTGGAGTTGTATTAGTAGTATTAGGTACAACCTTGTCACTACTTTTATTTTTATATATTGGTGTATAGTTATTATAGTTATAATACATGTGGTTATATGGATAATAGTTTGTTCTAGGATAACTTATATTATTATAATTATATATTGGCCTTATAACATCTATTGGAAGCTTTAAAGTGTCACCCTGTGACGTTATAGCTAAAACATGTGTTATTTGTGGCTTAGGTGTTTTATAAACCGTACAGCTACTTATAGCAACCAAAAACATGAATAGCGCAAACATTATCATTATAGCTATTTTATCTTTTGGGTGTTCTAATTTCATTTCTTCATTTTATATGGTACAGCTTTATTTAAAGCTTGTCTTCTAGCTTCACAACCACAAGGTATATTTAAACCTTCTGATACTTTATCAACAACTGTTTTAATACCAGTTGCGCTTGTGAATTTATGTATTGTGTCTCCTAGTCCTCTTGATTTCATAATATTAACATTTCCATCTACGTCTAGCGGCTTTACCTCTTTCACCGGTCCAACCTTTTGATCTAGCGCAAAATGATTTTCTACGTTTAGCAGCTTTACTACCAGGTTTTACTTTACCTGTTACAGCTGTTTTTAATTTACTACCAGGGTTTTTTCTTTTATATGCTGCTACACCCTTTTTGGTCATACCAGCACCTTCTTTAGTTGACCTAAAGTTTCTGTTTTTACCCTTTGTAGTTTTTCTTATTGCCATTAGTATTTTCTTTTCTTTTTCTTTTTTAGCTTTTTAAAATCTAAGCCCGTGATTTTATTAAAAGGCGGAGCCATCCTAGCTATTTTCATTTGTTTAGCTGTTAGTTTTTTACCAGGCATAATTATCTTTTTTTACGTTTAACTCTTTTTTTCTTACGGTTAGGATTACCTTTACCACCGTCTTTTTTACTTGCCCAAACCGCTTTGCGTTGAGCTGCACTTTTGTATCCCATAATTATAATTTATTTTTCACCACATTTTTTACTAGGGTTACCAACTTGAACCCAGTTTTCTTTTTGAAACCAATCACGTAATGTTGCACCTTTTTTTCTAGCACCTTTAACATTTGATTTACTAGATCTTTTGTATCCACCGCCTTTAGCAGCTTTACGTTTAGCTCTAAGAACTTTAGCTCTTTCAGCTTTACTCATAGATCTAACTTTAGCAGCTGGTAAGCATACTTTTTTAGTTCCACCACCTTTTACTTTACTTTTTGGCATTACTTTTAATTTTTTTACAACTACCAGGTGAATATGGCTTTTTACCTTTAACAGGTGAGTAACCAGGCCAACATCTACCTTTTTTCTTTTTCATTACTTCTTTTTAATAGGCGTATGCCCACAACCTTTTTTCTTAAAAGCTAAATGCATTTCCATTGTTTTAGCGTTTTTAACGCTACCGTCTTTGCAATACATCTTGTGAGGTTTGAATTTTTTCTTATCTTTCATCATAGCTTTAATATTTATTTTTTCTTGCCACCTCCAAATTTAGCGGGTCCACCAGCTTTAGTACATCTTACACCCCAACCAGAGGCATAAGCACTAGGCCAAACTTTAAATTTTCTTTTTGCTGCTGCTTTACAAGGTCCACTTATTTTTCCCATAATTATATAACTTTATATTTAGTTTTATTATTTTCATCTCTGTATGCTTGTAAACACCTTTTTCTATTTTTATCAGGCGATACATAACTCACGTGCACCCAGTCTGGATTTTCATCGGTGCCAAATTCCCATATCATCTGATCGTAATCTAAATTTGCTTTGATCCAGTTATACATTTCTGCGTTACTAGCATTACCATATGTGTCATCAATATCAATTGCTTGACCATGACAATGTTGTGATTTAGAACTTCCGCCAATAGCTTTATTAAGTTCAGGTCCACGATAAAACGAATTGATCTTTATAGGACCTCCTACGTGCATTCTAAGAGGTTCAAATACTTTTTCTGAAATATTTATCATATTAACTAAATGATCATCAGATGGATCATTTTTTAAACCAAGCCTTAAAGCGGTTGTGCTATACACACCTTCTTTATAACTAACGTGTTTACTTAGTTTATTCATTATTTACAAATACAAATTGGACAAAATGGACACATAATATTTAAAATTTAGAAGCTTGATTAACTTCGTTTATACTTTCTTGAATTTCTTTTAAACCTGCAGGCAATTCAAGGTCTAAACCTGCTTTAAAAACTGTTTCTTTTATACCACCTTTAAATATAATAATTGTAGGTGCCATACGAACTCTATATTTCTTTTTTGCAACTGGAGCTTTAGCTATATCAACTCTATAATATGTCGCGTCTTGTAGTTGTTCCCACTCAGCAAAACAATTAACTTCATTAAACTTAGCCCAAAATTCAACAACAATAGGTTTACTATCATCATCACCAAAAGCATGGTGTTCACTTATTTTATCTTCAAAGTTTTGATCTGTAATCCAGTACTTATCAGGAACTTCTGATTGGCTGAATGATAAAAAAGGTATTAATATTAAAATTAAGTATTTCATTATCTATTTTTTTGTATATCGTATAATCTTTCATCTATCTTATCTAACTGCTCCATTATGTCTTCAACATCTTCTTGAGTGTCTAATATTGTCTGACGAATCAATTCGTCTTTTAAATCATATTCGATTCTATCAATAACAGGTTCAGGTAATTCTTTAGCTAAAGCTATATCTTGCTTTAAGCTAAACCAGACTCCAGCTAAAGATATTATAGCGAATATTACAGCACCTATTGTTTTTAATGATATAGCAAAATCTGATTTACCATCACCATCTATATCTATACCCATTGATGTATTTTCGTCGAGTTTTTTTGCCATTTTATTTCTCTTTTAATTCTTCAATTGTAGCTATAAGTTTTTCTACATCTTTCTGTAGGTATTCAATTCTTAAATCTTGCTTAGCATCATCAGGTAACGCTCCCATTTCTCCTCTAGGCCATTTTATTCTAAACTCGTCGTTTAATGTTTGATTATATTCAAGTCTCATTATAGAAGCTTCTATGTTACTAATTTTTGCTGTTAAATCAAACCATATACCAGCCACGGTAACTATACCTATAACTATACCTATTAACGTCTTTATATCAAGTTTTACTTGAGATTTTTCTGAAAGTTCTTCCATTATCTAAAAGTTATATTAAGACCAAAATTACTTGAGTATATTTTACTATCCCAAAACTTAGTATATTCACCTTCAATAAAAACTCCTAGCGATTTACTAATTTTCCAACCGAACATTAATCCAACTTGATAGTCAGACCATTGTTCTGGTTTAGAATCTTTTATTAAACCACCTTTACCCCAGTTGTTTCTGTTAAGGTAGTTAAAATCATCATCACCAGCTAAATATTTATGGTAAGGCATAATCCAATTACCAAAAGCATGTAGCCAAAAATTATTCTTATAATGGTAAAAATCTAAACCAATTATAGGTGCTATTTCACTATACGGAGCTAACGTGCCCCATATTTCATTGTTATATCTGTTCATTAAATCTCCAAATACCCTGTCTCTAAAATCACGATCTCCATATGCAACTATTTCTCCATCTTCATTTTTCCATATCCAATCATATGTTATGCTACCTGATGTAAAATCTGTGTATGTTGTAAAGTGATCACTATACCCGTATTCATAACCTAAAGAATACCAAGGATTAGCAGTATATTCGTTTCCAAAATCATCTATAGCTATCTCATTTAACCATATTTCTATAGGATTATATCCATAAGCTCTTTCGTGTGTACGATATATTGCACCAGCAGACACGCTTAGTTTCTTACCTATAGGTAACCTGGCTCTTACTTCGCCAGACGTGTATTTAAACCCTACATTACCAGATTCTCTATTTTCAAATTTTACTATGTGATATTTACCTGTATGCCTTATAAATAATCTTTTATTATTAAATTCATCACCATTCATACGTTGCTTTTCCCAATGCAACATATATTCTAAACCCTTTACAGCTGATGTTGGGGCTGATAAACCCACGTTGTTTTCGGTACCATTATAAAAATTACCTGGTTTACTTTCGTAACCAAATCTCGCAAGCTTACGTATACCTACGCCATATCTATAATCAAACGGATGATATACTGTTTGATCTATTACATCTGGTATAGCATATAAATTCTGTGGATCAGTTCTTATAAAATACTCTGGCACTTCAGATTTAGCATTACCTATATTTCCAGCCGCGTATACTGTACCGTATTTTAAGAAATCATTGTATAATTCTTTAAAAAATTGTGCATTAGCATTGCTGCTTAATAGCATAATTAGTATAAATAGCAAATGTCTCATATGTTAAGTCTTATATTATTTTAATATCACTTGTTTTTACCTTTTCTTAAGTTTTTTTATTCTTGAAGGTGCTTTATTTCCTCTTCTTTTCTTTAAGTTTTTTATTCTAGAATTAGAAGATCTTGATTTTTCATATGGGTTAACGCCTACATCCCAAGTACTCCAACCTAAAGACATAGCTATTCTTTGCCAAGCAGCATGCTCGGTATCCATAGCTTCTTTTAAATTATTTATTTTTGATACAGCTCTATCTAACGGCACGTTAGTTGTAGCTGATATAACATTACCTATGGCTAAATAAGAAGGATTATCTAATCCCCAACCATTATTTTTTATTTGTTTTTTGTTTAGCTTGTATGTTTGAGCCGCACTATATAATTTTCTTAGTTTACTACCAATAGGTGGAGATATGTTAGCCGCCTCTATAATAGTATAAGCATGATCAGCTGATCTTTTATTTTCTTGTTCTAAAAACTTCATGATAACATTTTTACCTGTAGAAGCAACCGCGCCATATATACCACTTCCTCTTAGTATAGTATCAGCCATACTATTTGCTGTTCTTAATTTTTTAGCATCCCAATTTAAATCTTCTTCATCTTCACCACCAAACAACAACCCAAACAAAGCGTTTTGTAAGGAAGTAAACATAAAGTTTTGTATAGCCCCATAATAAGCTATTTTAGACACATTAGTTTTCCAATCACCTCTACCAGCTACTAGATTTTTAAATGACTTTTTAATTTCTCTAGTATACTGCATTGGTGTATTTTGAAAAGCTAGTATTAATCTACCTAATGGACCTGCTTGTTGCATTGATATTCTATCAGGTCTTGCTGACTGCTGGTTTCTTTCTGTTATTTCTCTAAAATCTGTAAAAGCTTTTTTCTCAGCAGCTTGTTGATCCAAACCTTCTTTTAAATATTTATTTAATCTATTTCTATAGAAAGTCGCACCACCAGAAGCAATAGCAAAGCTATCAGCTATTTGCGTAGGTAAAAAACCTTTTTTAAGTAAATAAGATATAGCTGCATTAACTTTGTTTTTAGAGTTAGCAACAGCACTAGCTATTTCAGCTTCTTGTATATCACTTTGTAGACCTGATCTTCTTTGCTTTAAAAAGTCAGAGTTAAATATTCTACTAAAGTCTTTCCAGTATTGTGGTTGATTAGCAAAAGCAGCACCGGCTTTTAATGGGTTGTTGTCACTCCAGTTAACATAGTTTATACTAGATATCGTTTGTAATATTGCCGATCTACTATTAAAAAACATTATAGCGCCAACAGAGTTGTTGGTCCAATTCATAAAACCGTTGACCAATCTGTTCTGTCCAAAGTTTCTATTAGTACCGTTTTCCATACGATATAATATGTCATCTAAAGCTTCTCTGAATCTAGTACCATATATAGCCTCTATTTTATTCATATTCTTCTTAGAGAATATAACATCTTTATTTGCTTTCCAGTCTTTTAAATATCTAGCTCTACTTACTGTATTGCTTATATCGTTCATATCGCTGATTAAATTACCAGCAACCCATGAATCAGTAGGTTTTAAATAACCTGATTTAATTTTGGTAACCTTAGATACTTTATCGGCAAACTCTTTTAAACTAATATCACTATTAACTATTTTCTTTAATTCTTTTAAATCAGTTTTAGATATACCTGGAATAGTGTGTCCAGCTTTATCATATAAATAAGCTCTTATAGCTTGATCATAACTAAAGTTATTATAATTAGTTTTCTTACCTAATAGCTTGTTTACATCTTTGTATTGTTTACGCAAAGCCCTAAAGTCATTAGCCATAGTTTGCCTAGCGTTGTTTATATCCGCTGTGCCCCTAGCAAATGGTTTAAATAAATTTTTATTAAACCACTCCATTTGTTTATCACCTTGTTTACCTTTACCTAAAAAAGAATATATTAAGCCTTCAAAGTCTTCAGCTGAAGGTGGTAAAAAGAATTTATATTTACCTTTACCCTCGCCTAAGCTTCTAGCAGCTGCATCAGAATATGTTTTAAAGCTTAATGTACCTGTTGTTTGTTCTATTATGTCATTAAAATCTTTATCTAGTGCTTTGCTAGATTTAGCTATAGCTTGTTGAACATCTGACTTAACATCGATAACACTTAAAACATCTTGCACGGCTTTAACGTTTTTATACGCGTCATCAGCAAAATAAAAATCATTATAACCATCTACGGCCTTACTTAACACCCAACTTGCTTTAGCTTGTGGTGTACCATCTTCTAAACCAGTTATATTTTTTATAGGTATATCTAAACCTAAACCTTTTAAAAACTTTTGTATGGCTGGTGCTGACGCTTGTGGTCTAGCTGTTAATATAAATATATCTTTGTTACCAAACTTTCCTTGACGTTTTTGTGCAAGTTCAAACAACGGTCCTTTTGTTCCACCAATAACTTCATTAAAATCACTAAAATCAAACTCAGTAACTTTATCTGCTATTTGTTCTGCTGTAGCTGCAAATTCAGTAGCATTTAATTCTATAGTGCTACCATCTTTCATTTTAGCCCTAACTTTGCTTTTTGTTTTAGCAAGTGTATCATCAAAGTCAAACACACTAATACCTTTTCTTAGTTTATTACCTTGTCTAGCTACAGACGCTGCTTGATCTAATAAATCAAACTCATTAAGCTGTTGATCTATTGTAGATTTACTTGACAACACCATGTTTTCGACAGCCGCTTGCTCTTGTTGTTTTGATCTTTGTTTAAAGTCCTCTAGTTGTTTACCAGCTAAGTTATCTATCATCATGTCATACTTAGATTTACCAGTAGTAAAATCATAAGTTGCTTTAGCTAGTGGTATATCATACATAAACCTCATATCACCAAGTGGACTATTTTTACCTAATATTTTATCTAAGTTATTAAAGTTTTTTGTAGGTCCTAGTGACTGTTCAAAACCTTTTCTAGTAGTATGAAAGTCTTGCTCAAATGTGCCATTATATAAAGACATAGTAGTTAGTGCAGATACAGTACTGCTGTCAACAACATGCTCACCTTTTATAGCAAAGTTTTGTGGACCATCTATTAAGTATACAGAAGTAAAAGGAGCTAAAGCTCTATCAGACATTACTTCGTTAGTATTAGCTTGTTTATCTCTAAAAACATACTCAATAGCGTTATCTCTATCAGGCGTACTATCAACCCATCGTTGTATAGAAGAGTTAATAGCTAAATCAAAGTTTTGTAAAGAGTTCATAACACCTTGACCTTCTGTTTCAGCTTTTAAAAAGTTGTTTACTCTTTTTATCTTTTGTGCCCTACTGATATTTTCTCCTGCTATTTTGTTTATAAAACCTATTTCATTTGGTCCTAGTTTTTTAGAGTTAGCAGGTTCAAAGTTATCTATACCTCCATCAAAAAACTTTTTATAATATTTTTTTAATGCTGGATCTGTTAAATCTTTATATGAAGGCGCATTACGTAGTCTATCAATAAACTCTTGTTTAAAGTTGTTACCTAAACCTCTTGCGTCAAATTTAAAAAAGCTTGTTATAAAAGCGCCCTCTGTTTTACCGCGTTTAGATTTTTGTAATTTTAATAATTCTTTTGGTAACAAACCTTTATCTATCATGTCAAATAAATAAGTTTCAACATGATCTTCAATAACATCTTGACCTTCTTGTGTTATTTCTGTTGAATTAAGCCAATACGTTTGTAATGATTTTATTTTGTTTAAAAATGGTAGATTACTTAATACAATCTTTTTATATGCAGCTCCTTGTTTAACAGCTGCAGGTATATTTTTAATTAAAGCATTTTGTATTACGTTACCTACTATATCACTTTCTAAAGTACCATCAATAAAGTTTTGTAATACAATAGCTTGCTCTATACCCTCATAACCTAAATCAGTTAAAGCGCTAGTCATTATATCACCATTACTACCTTTTGAAAACTTAACGTTTGGATCTCTATTTATTTGTTTTGATATTATAGCTATATCATTTTCTTGTGACTGTATGCCTAATAGCTCGTTTATTTGTTCTCTTTTAGCTAAAACATCAGGTGATTGCACAACTTCCATTGTAGCATCAAACGCAAGCTCTACACCTATTTCATTAGCTAAAGCATCTTTTCTAGTACCTTTTTTTGATGGAGCTACATCTTCACCTAAGTAAAAATCTAAAAACTGTTTATCAGTAGGCGTCTTCTTTTCGTACAACGTAGGACCTGACAATCTGTTCACATCTTTAGGTAGTAAACCTTTAGCCACGGCATCATCAACTTCTGTAGGACTTAAATTTCTTTTTACTTCTTTAGTAAATATTCTATTTTCAGGGCTAGCTGTTCTTTCAAATCTAACTAAGGTAGATATTGGTAAATTATCTACTATACTTTTTTTGTTTTTATTTAAAAAATTTTTATAGTTTTCTCTAGTACCCATCAATTTAGCAATAGGTGTTTTTAATTCTACTCTATATCTTTTTGTTAGTTCTTTTACAAATTGTTTATTGTTTACCTCTGGTAGTCTAGTTCCAAATGTTTTTTGTACAGCATTTTTTACTTTAGTAACAAGTTCTTGTCCTATGCCTAGTTGTCTTCTAAATTTAGACCTAGTAGGACTTGTAACATCGGGTTGACTAGACGTGTCCGCAACTTGTTTAGCACCGGCAGATTCTGTAACGTCTTGCTCAAAGGCAGCTTTAGTTGCTGCTGTACCTTTTTTAAATACGTTACCAATTTTGTTTTTAAGTTGAGAGTTTATCCAACCTGATAAACTATCATTTTTACTAGGATCAAATCTTCTTATATGTGGTACTAACTCTGCTATTGTTGATGCTATAAAATCTTCTTGTGAAAAACCAGGAGGCTTGTCAACAGGTATTTTACTTTTAATTAAACCATCAAGTAATCCATTGCTATATAAATCAGATATTACTTTTTCTGATTCAAAAACACCAGGTCTACCCATGTTGTTTATATCGTCTTCAATACTTTTAGAAGATTTAGTTGTAACTTTACCACTTGAATCTCTTACTTCTATATCAGCAAGCTCACCACCTATTTTAGCACCTTCTTTTATAGTAGCTAACAAACCTTTACTAAACTTACCTTTCTCTACACTTTTGTTAAAATCTTTTATAAAGTTATATACATCCTTACCTGTATTAAATTTACTTTTAACACCTATGCTACTTAATATGTTTCTTTTTAAATTACCTAATTGCTTAAACATACCCTCTTGCTGTGCTTCATAAGGTATATAACCTTGAGTTATAGCATCGGAAAAAGCTGTTAACATTTCTTCTGCTCTAACGTTTTTAGGGTTATCTCTATATTGATTAAGCCTTTGTACTATATAGCTATTTTCACCTAACAACTTAGGGTCTATTTTAACTAACTCACTAGCTAAACCCGCGGCTAGCTGTTGTGTAGCGGCTGGATTATCTTTTATAGTAGATAATAAAGCACCGTGTAGTAACTCGTGCTGAGCTACTGTAATTGCTTTTTCTTTTTTAGCTACATCTTCATTTATAACTATTTCTTGTCTACCGTCAGGATATTGTACTATAAATCCTTGATCAGTAGACTGTTTCATTTTTATTTTTTTCTTAGGATCTTTTATGTCTTTATTTAGATCTTTTATTTTTTGTTTAACAGTTTTGCTATTTTCTTTACTAAAACCTATATTTAAATCATCTGCTAGCTTTTGAGCACCTTCCATAGTACGTCTAGATATTTCTTCTCTACCAGCTGTAATATCACTATCAGCTATACGTTGATCTAGTTCTTTTATTTGATTATCTATTTTTACTGTTGTAGCTGGATCTTTATCTATTTTTTGTCTTAATAAAGCTTGCTTTTGTCTTATTAAATCTATTTGTTGAGCTGTCACCGTTTCAGGTGATACGTTAATTGCTTTTAATATATCAGCGCCATACTCAATACCTTGATCTAAATCAGCCACAACTTTTTTCCACTTATCTTTTCTAGCTTTAGTTCTAGCTCTATCAAATTTTGTTTGCGCAGCAAGTCTTTGTTCTTTTAAAGCTTCTAAAACTCTAGCACCGTCTATTCTATATGCATTAAATACAGCCTCTCTTGTTTGTTTAATATCACCAGATATACCAAATGGTGCGAATACACCTGATAAAGCTAGTGTAGCAGCCGCTGTCTCTTCTATTACTTGACCGTTCATTATATCAAGATCCATATTTTTACCTACAGATATTTTTGCTATATCACCAAAACCAACATCTAATAATTCTTCGCCAAATTCAGCAACTGGTCTTGCAAAAAAGTTCATTGCAGCTGTTTTAATACCTTGTTTAGTAGCGGCACTTTTTAAGTTTTGTACTAAAGTACCCATTGTTGCTTTTCCAGCGGCACCAAAAAACAAATTAGCATCAGGCATGATTGCTTGACTTAAACCAGTACCAAAAGATTTTATTGTAGAATATATAGCAGCCTTACTATCATCAAGCCCCATCTCTTGACCTTCAAAATAATTATCTATAGCTGTCATTTTAAATGCAGCTTTCATACCGTTAAAAGTACCTTGTGTTAGTGGGGTGTTTCTACCAAATAGCTTTACAGCATCTTTGAAATTACCTTTACGCATAGCCGCTATAACACCTATAGTAAAAGGTAACATTTGAGCCGTGGTCTTAGCAGCGTTTTTACCACCAAAACCATCGCTAAAATCTAATACATATTCTTCACCTTCAGCCACACCTAAAGCGTTATTATTGCTTACATACTTTTTATATAGATCATTTAAGTAGTCGGTACCAGTATAATAATCAACATCTTCGCTAGCTTCTGTTCTACCTCCAAATAAGCCTCTTGCACCTGATATATGAGTATCCATTATATTCGCTAACCAAAGAGACGTACCACCTGTAAAATCTATAGCTACAGTACCTAATTCATCAATAAAAGTACCTATTATATCTCCACTTTGTCTTACAAAACTATCGCTTTCTATATTTCTTTGAGTCCACTCCTTAAAATCATCTGTCATTTCAAAGTTATTAGCAAAAACTCCTTCAGCTATATTAAACTTATACTCTTGAGCTAGATCGTTTCTTTGATCTTCGTATTTTTGTTTTAAATTATTTCTTTCAGTTTCTGATAATTTACTAAAATCAATATCATTTATTTCTTCGCTAAGCATTTTTAGCCTACGTTTTAATACTTTACTCTTAGCTTCTGATAATATAGCTTCTTTACTATCTTTACTGCCAGATAAAGAAACTAAATCATCATTATAAGCTAATTTTTCTAGTTGTTTGTTTGTTAGAGTGTTAAGTAATTCACTTTGTATTTCTTCGTCAATACTAATTTTTTCGTCTTGTGGCACGAAACCAAAAGTTAAAAATCCAGATGTGTTTTGTTTTTTTGCTGTGGTTAAGTTATCGAACGCTAACTTAGTTTTTTTATATGAAGAGTTGTTAATTAACTGTTGGTATTCGTAATTATTTTTTAATGAGTTGTCATATTCAGCTTGAACTTTGTCTTCAAGTTCTTGACCTTGTAAATAAAAATTTCCTGATTTTTCTTGATTACTATAAAAATTTCTAGCAAATCCTGATTGTCTTTCAGCTTTTGCTATAGATTCATTTTCTAGATTTTTCTGTTCGTTATACGTGTTTATTTTACTAGTAGCCAAACCATCTTCTATTTGTTTTAGACGTTTGTCTATTTCTTGTATTTTACCAACAGCCATAGGTGGCGTTTTTTTCTTTTGTTCAAGAAGATCTTGATATTCTTTGTTGTTGGTTAGTTTTATTCTATTAGTAAATACGTCAAAATCTTCTTGTGTAAATTCATCTGAATGTTGCTGCTCTACATCTGGTTCACTATTTGGATTTTCAAACTGTATACCTTGACCGCCAGAAACTTGATTATCAAACTCCCTCATTTTATCTGCTATCTCACTAGGTTTTAAACCTTGATCTATGAGATATCGCATATATTGCTGTCTATTCATATCTATAGCTGTTTATCTAGTTTCTAATGTATTTATCCATGACCATTATATCACCATCGTCATATTCTTTTATTAGTTTATCTAATTCTTCTTTTTGTCTAGTTGTATTATCAGGATACTCTTGAGCTAATCTGCTTTTAATTATTTTAACATCTTGAATATATTTTGCAGCAGTAAACATGTCTCTTACTGGTCCATCTTCTAAAAACTCATAAGGATCTACAGTATAAGCTGCGTTGTAGTTATTTTGAACCAATTCATCAACCATTAAATTAGCGGTTTTAGTAAATCCTGCATCTCTCTCTTTTTGAGTACTGTAACCCAACCTATCCATATAATAATTCATATAACCATCTTGAGATCTCATGTTATAAATTTTTTGTGTTTTAGAAGTTTGATCTTCCGTGTCGCTTAAAAACACTGTTAATTCACCACTAGATCTATCAAAATTACTATCATATATATTTTTCTTGCTACCATCAACAGTTATGTTAGATTCATTTAAATTAGCTAATTCTACATTTTCAAAATCAGTTACATTAAAATCAGCAAAGTCTTGTGATGATATTTCAGATATATATTGATTTTTAAAATTAGGATCTTTCATTAGTGTTTCAAACTCCTTTTGACTAGGTATTTGTTCTGAATAAGTTGCAGCAAATTGCCAATTATCAATTTCAAAATTATAAGTACCATCTTCGTTTTTAACAACATTTCTTGGTAATAGTTTGTTATCTTTAAAATTATCATAGTTGTTTACTAAAGATGCGTTGTCTGTGTTTACTTCTAAAAACCTACCTGATTGATCTGATATTGTAATCTCTCTTAAGTTAGGTTTAGGAGGAGTGTTGTTGTTGGAGTTGTTGTTGTTCTTAGGTGGTGTAATTACTTTTTCTTTTGGAGTTCTTAATGCTCCAAGCTTATCTTTTATAAGTGTATCAAGAAAATTGTTTACAGCTGCAGTATGCTCGGGATTATCTGCATCATACCTAGTTGTTTTAAAGCCAGCCATGTTATTAAATATAAAAGCTGGATTAGTACCCTCTTCTGATAACACTGCATTTCTTGCGTTAACTATATCTTCTTGGTATTGTGTATTCCAGTCTACAGCTTTGTTAGTTTCAGCTAAAGCTTTTTTATCTATAAAATCAATTTTAGTATCTATATTATCGCTTATTGCTTTTCTGTTTTCACCTGCGCCTCTGGCAAATATTCCTTTAGCCGACTGCAATTGCATGTTATGAAGATAATTATCTTTAGTTCCGTCGTTCCATTTTAAATAACCACCTTTAGCCTTATTTCCTTTATTATCTTCAAACACTATTTCAAACTTACCATCTCTACTAGCAACATGATCCATAAACCTTACGGCCTCTTGATTATTAGCTATTGTTGTGTAGTCTATATCACCATTGTTTTTTACAAAATCACTTAAAGGACCAGATATACCATCTTTTATAGTTTTGATATAACCTATTCTATTTAAAACCTCTTTTTTTTGCTTTCTTGTTAAATCTTTATAAGTTAACTTATCGACATCTGTTTTAGCGTCTCTTTCGCCAATACCTAAAAATCCTTTTCTTTCTTTTGTTTTTCTAGTTTCTATAACATTACCAGATTCATCTAAAGCAACATTACCAATCAAACCATCTACTTGTTCTTGTATTGATGCAACTAAATTTTGACCTCCGCCTTCCATAGCTTCAGATATTTCATCTACACCACCTTTTATCTTTTGTAATAAACTTGGTGGCATTGCCGCTATAGCTTCACCTGCTTCTTTTATTGACTTTTGTATTTGTTCATTAGCAGCACTAAAGTCACCAACTTTTGCAACATCACCACGTGCGTATGCACCAGTACCTTGTTTTATACCGGGATTTTTAATGTTAGGATCGAATCTTTCTATATTTAAAGCCATATTATTTTATTTTAACCAAATTGTTTTGCGGCACCTAATCCAGCACTAACAGCATTTGGTATAGCTGAACCAAATATACCTATTGATTGTTGTTGTAAAGCGTTTGCGTTTGTTTGATAACCCGTTTGTAAACCAGCTAATCTATCTAACTGAGCATTATCTCTGTTTTCTTGTGTTTCAAACTTATAAGCTTCTCCTTGAGCTCTCATTGATTGTATTCTTCTTGCTTCACCCATACGAGCACCCATAAGATCTTGAGCACCTTGAGCTCTCATTATTGAATTTTTAGCCTCTTGTTGACCTATAGTATTAGCTATTTCTCTACTAGATCTGTTAGCACCAAACATTAAAGCCGTAGCACCACCCCCACCATAACCAAACCTTAAAGCTTGATCAGTCATGTTTGCTAAATTAACATCAGACATTTCTCTTTCAAATTCAGCTGCACCAGTTGCAACTTGTAAGTTATCAAACTGATTACTTAACATAGAGTCTAAACTAGTCATACCAGCAAAAGGATCTATAACATCCTGTCTGTTTCTTTCTTTTTCGTCTATCTTGTCTTGTGTTGCTTGTGCTGCTCTACGGTTGTTCTTTGCTGCTTTAGCCGCCATACTACCTGTTACCGCGCTACCTATCAAGGAAGCTCCACCAATAATTGCTGCTCCTACTATAAAACTCATATTTTTTTATTTTTTGTTAATTGTTTAAATTCTTCTAAAGATATAGCTGGATCATTAAAGTCTTTAGCTATAACTTCATTTTCTATTTCAGCTACATCCGTCTTATCAGTAGCATGAACAGTTATAAACACACAATCAGTGTGAGTATATATAATTCTTTTTGTTCCTGGTTTTGTTATACCATGATGAGGTGCTTGTATATGTTTAACGCCGTCTTCAGTTAATATTGACATTTTACCTTTCATAAGAAAAAATGGATGTTCTTTTTTATGTATTTTAGTAACTAACAATTCACCAGCAGGGTTAAATATTTCCCTTACATAACAACCGTCAGCAAAACTATGTTTTACTGGATTTTTTTCTTGTATTTCTTTTTGTGATAAAGCAACACTTGAATTAATTAACTTGTCCTCAAAATCAACTATTTTATTTCTAAAAGTTTGTCTTCTTACAAGTTCTTGACCTATTTCGTACGCTTCATCAAAATTAAAAGTATGCTTTATACCTAATTCTTTAGTTTTTTCAACAAACTGTTTTTTTAACTCTTTTTTTGATAAAGGATTTTTTTCAGCCTGTTCGTTTATTTTATTTAATTCCATTTAATTTTATTTTTTAGTTGGAGCTCTCAACACTACACCTAACACTTCTGAACCTACAGCAAATAATTCTGCTTTATCAGCTGACGATGTTTCTGATGGTATCCAATACTGAAGTTTAACGTCAGAATAATAACCCTTAACACCAGTTGTATTAAACTGAGAACCATCTTGAAAGTAATCAACAGCTTTATTTCTTAATTCAGAAAAGTAAAAACCTTCTTTTTTAACAAAACCTATAGTATCAGTTCCAACTAAAGTACCTTCTTTTGGTATAACATAAGATTTGTTAACATCATCATAACTATTGTAACCACTTATACTGTTACCACCTGTTGAAAACTCTTCCATGCTCCAACCTGTAGTTCCTTCGTAATTTATAGTTAAAAATGTTTTAACAGCATTAGGTTGATCATTAAAAACAAATTTAACATAAGCTGGATCTGGAAAACTTTTACCATAAAAATTACTTCTTGTAACTGAATCATCATGGTGTTTATACATATCATATTCATTAAATGTATAAAATTCATTATCTAAACTAACACCAAACGTTGGTTTGTATGTAAAGAAAGATGTCCAACCTTTTACTCTTTCACTATAACACAGGGTTCTATAACCACTTTGATTTATAAGTATAGCGCTTCCAGTATTATCTGCACTACTAATATTTAAATCAACACCATCAACACCTCCTTGTAAAGATACTATATACTTACCTTTTTGCTCGTCAAAAGCCCCATATATTCTATTACATGTTTTTAGGTTATCTTTAAAAAAGTCCTTCATACCTGATTGTGATATTAGCTCTATACCGCTACCACCACCAGCTCCACTTGATAATCTACACACAACACCCCTGTCTTTGTCTGCAAAGTATTTTCTATTACCAAATACAGCAAAACTTTCAGGATGTGTACCTATACCGTATTTACCAGAGTAAGGTGTTATTTGACCAATTACATTTTTACCTGAAGTTGTTATAGCTTGACCTTCAGCTGTAAATATAGCGTCTTTATCAATTAAAGCTCTATTTACTTTATTTTCTTGAAATATATTTAAGTTAGTATCCTCTGCGTGTAGTTTTTGTATACTACCTTGTGATATATCAACTGCTCTAGTTATATCTTCACCAACAGGAAACTGATTTAACTCGTTTATTTTTGTTCTTGAATTATATATACCACTATGAATTAAAGCGTTTGTTCTTTTTTGCTCACCGTATTCTTCGTCAACTAAATGAGCTCTAGCACCATAATCCATTTGCTTACCATTAAACTCACCTTTAATTCTTGACTCTTCTACATGCCACTGACCATCAGCTTGACCATTACTGTCAACACCACTTGTTAGTATTATCGAATTAAAATATGAAACTTCTATAATTGCACCCATTTATTTATTTTTTAACAGTTTGGACATATTTGATAACCTGAACCTATTACACCATTACTTATTTCGTATTGAGCACCTAAAGCATCTACAAAATAACCTGACTGATTAGCTAACAATCTAGTTTGTAACGTAGAATCTACGTATATAATATTACCCGTGTAAACCCCATTTTGATCACCAGGAACACCACTTCCTGATCCCTGTATACCGTAATATTGTGTTGAAGCATCGTCACAAAACATAGTACAAGCTGTTGTTGAACCACCATGTGCCCAACCATTAAGAGTGTTAGAGGTTGAAGCGTTTAATATTATAGTTGCTGTACCTGTTAAACCACCGTTATCCGTAACTGTTAAAGTTAAATTTTTTGGTTGTAGAGCTTGACCAAAAAAACTAGAATAATTAAAGGTATTATTTGCCGTTATAACAAATCTACCATTTGGAGATTGTGACAAGGTAAACATACCACTATTATTACCACCTAAACCTTGAGATAATACTCCTGATAAACCTGATTTATTATCGTTATTTGTTGTTCTAGCTGATCCATTTACAGCAGGTACGTTTGCTATAAAAGTACCATTACTAGCCGTACTAGCAACAGTTACCTCAACACTAGTAGCTGATGGATTAACGTTTGTTACATTTATTGTTATATCTTGCGTGACATATGCTCCGTTAGCTTGTATAGCCTTAACATTTACAGTAAAGTTATCTTCACTATTATTTTTAAATAAAAACGTATCATTTGTTTTTAAATACCAAGCTCCACTATCTAATATAGCTACAAATCTACCATTTTGATTTGTACCGTTTGATATACTCAATACTTGAAAAGTTGATATAGTTTGACCACTAGATGGCGTTGCACTTAACGTACCTATTGTTGTTCCACTAGCAGCACTTTCAGTAAAACTATCAGTAGTATTACCATCTATTCTTATATCGCTAGGTGCGCCAGTAGTGTTGTTCATTAATAAATTTAAATCATTTACTAGACCACTAGTTGATGTTTCATAAAATATATCAATTTTAGACTCAAAAGGTTTTGTTTCAAAAACAGTTAAGTTAGTGCTATTACCATATGGATAACCAAATGGGAAGGTTCCACTGTTAGAAGGATTTACTTGTACGTTTTCAGAGCTTGAGGGTGCGGCTAATTCTGTAAATAAATTTGGTAGCTCAGCAACCTGTGGGTTTGAATTAGAATTAAATAAAAATCCGTAAGGTCTTAGCCTTGATTCAAAATAATTACTAATATTTGCTTGGCTCGCTAAACCTTGATCAATAGCAGATCCAATACTTAACACATCAATATACTCTTGACGAACACTACCAACATTTTTAGATTTTTCAGGTATACCACCACTATCACCAACAACTTTAGGAAATAATTTAACATCAGAGCTTGTTACACCCTCTCTGTTAATATCTGTATCTTTATTCAAAGATCTAGGTACTTTGTTTATGTTATCGCCATAAAGTGTAAACCAGCTTTTACCTTTTGTATTAGTTTCTATTTTACCTGATATTATTTGAGTACTACCACCGGTAGTTGTAGAAGTTACACCCTCTGTCGACCAAGAGTTACCAGGTGAAAAACCATATACATTATAATAATCCTGCTCTGTTTGTTTAACAACAAGTTTCCAAGAAAACCAACCATTTGGGTTATCAGTAGCGTACGCTTTAACAGCTTCAACTAACCTAGTATCTTTGAACTCTATGTTTAAAGCTTTGCCAATAATATCAGACTCTGATTGAGACCAGCTATATGAATTATTTGGACCGTATTCGTGAAAATCTTGATTTTCAACATCTACAGTATGTGTGTCTGTTAATTCACTGTCTGTGTTTGTAGATAGTATTACAGGTGATTGTCTACCAAATCTATCTGATAAAACAACACCAGCTTGATAAGTTCTTCTTTGTTTTATATTATGATACTTGTAAGCATTTTTATTATACTGAAGCAAACCAGTTGTTGCGTTTGTTTCGTTAGCGCCTTTAACTTGACTATTTAATAAAAAGTTTATACCTTTTCTACCATCTTCATCTGTTGGTAAATCATAACCTAAAGTTAAATTACCATATATTAACCTATTAGATACTAATTCTTGTGATTTAGATCTTACGGGTATTTTATCACTAACTCTTATAGTTTGTCTTTCTGGTAGTGTTTTAAAAGGTTTTTCAGATTTATATATATAATCTATAGTTTGCCTATAGTATGTTGTTCCAGAAATAGGTGTTATAGCATATGATTTAAAAGGTGATGATGTTTCTAACTGTTTTTCAGCTATATTTATTACGTCAACTATTTTTATTGATATACCATCAGACTCTTTTAATACTATCTCTATTGATTTTAATTTTAAATCATTACTATATGTTGTTCCAGGATCTGAATTAGAAAATTCGTCTACGTTAGGTAATGGTATACGCATTGTAATTTTATCATATGCGTTTTCCATTATATCAACTATTGTTTTTTCAGCAACTGTTCTTACGCTTGTTGAAACTTTAGCTTCGTTTGTAGTGCTATTTGTTTGGTTAGCGTTATATGCTAGTGAACCGTTATTTAACGGTTTAAATACAACCTGAGTAAATGGAGATATTATTGAGTATTGATTATCTTCGTATTTATATCTATAACCAAATCTTACAAATCTGTCTTTTAAATAATCTGATTTTATACCACTTACAGAAGTAGGATCTGTTGTTAAAAGAGTTGTTCCATCACCAGCACCACTAGTATTCGTTAAAAATGGAGCTTGATATGGTGAGACTTTAGCTACAGATATTTTTTCCTCACAGTTATAATAACTACCATCTAATTTAGCTAAGTCAATATCAATACCTCTTGGTTGATTATAGTTATCTGTAAAAAATAAATAATTATCTATAGTGTTTATACCTGTGATTAAATGATTTTTACTAAAATTTAAAAAAGGTCCGTTAACTAATACAACAGGTGCGTTAGATCCTTCTTGCATTATTATTTTACAAACATCACCATCTGCTACACTTGCTCTATCCATGTTTATAATACTTTTACCTGTTAAACCAGAAAAAGTTGTTACAAACCAAAATATTCTATTTGCAGAAACGTCCACATGAGCGCCAATAACTTCACCATTTTTATTGTTAAAGTCAGATCTCCAACCCTCAGTAACATCATAAGCTAATTTATTACCTAAAGCATTTTCAATAGCACCTACATCAGAGTCTTCACTATTTGTTATAAGTATATTTTGACCCTCTCTATATTCGCCTTTTGGTACAAGCCTCTCATCAAGGTCTTGATTCATCTTACCTTTTATGAAAATGTTTTTTAACTGTGGCATTTAATTAATGTTTAATTTGTTTCGACTTACCTCTCATCACTTGAGCTATTTCAGATGATTTAAAGTTAGACAACCTTATTTTAGCATTACGCATTGCTGCTTTTCTTTCTTTTCTATATCTATTTATTACAAACTCAGGAACACCAGCCCTTGTTGATAGTATGTTAAATACTAAACTTTTATACATACCATCTTCTGCAAACTTATGTATTTTCATTTCATCATCTGTAGCTAAACCATCAGATAAATATTTAAAAGTTATACTTCTATCTTTTAAATCACTGCTAAATGATATTTTACCATTTAACTCATCTATTACAAACACACCATTGTGTTGTGATACTTCAGGTTCTAATCCATATCTTAAACCTGTATTAGCAACCCTATCAGTGTGATATGTTTGATTATAAAAATAATCATTAGAGTTTAAACTACCACTTACGTTGTGTAGATCAAAGTCTTTAAAATTTTCTGATATTCTAGGTTCGCCAGTTAATAAGCTTTCATCTGTAAACAAATACTCATAATCTGAATCTTGTAATATAGATTGTGAAGGCTTTGATGTTAACCTTGAAGGATATATAATATGCTCAACACCACCATTGTCAAACCAAGATAATCTAACGTAGTTAACATAATCTTGAGGCATTGGAATACTAAGTGAAGGTGGTATTTCAATTTCTTGTATTTTTTCTGTTCTGTTTATATCGTAATTAAATTCTTGTAATATTCTTTTAGCGTGAAACAAAACTTCAGATCTTTTTACAGAGTTTACTAGTTTACCATCACCCACATAACCAACCATAAAGTTACTTACTAAATCTTTTAATGATACATATCTATAGTTGCCGACAACATCGTTATGTAAAGATATCGTTATAACATCTGCGCTAGCTATTGTTACACTACTAGACAAATCACTATTTATATAATCTACGGTCTTTTTTACAAAAGTTATACTAACTTTTCCGTTAGCTGTCGAAAATGTATAGTTATCAGCGCCTTGAACTTGATTATTTAATTTTACAGTAAAATCAGATATTGTTTTAGGTTTGTATAAAAAACCATCAGGAAAAGTAAATTTACATCTTGGTATAGAGTTGACTTCGGATCCTTCACTACCTTGAAATAATTTTGTTTTATTATAATACTGAAACGCTGTAGTTGTTTGTAATAATCCCATGTCTATTGTTGTTTAATTCGTTGTTGCGCAACTAAGTAGTCTGCTCCTAGTTTTGTTATTATTTGATCTTTCATGATAAGTCCCGCCATTGACAGGATAGATAATACTAAAGCAGGTTCTTCAGAAGGATGCAGTTCAAAATCAGTTGAACCTTTTGTACTTGTACCATATACATCTTCGTTTCTCAATGTTAACACAACGTCTGTTGAACCTCCTATAGCTGGATTACCAACGTCTTTGCTTATAGTTATAGTATCACCAACTTTATAACCTGAGCCAGCTTTATTTATTCTTACACTTGTTACTGTGTTACCATCTATTATTATTGTTACATTACCACCAACACCATTACCATTTGTAGTAAAACCTGAAGTTAAGCCAATTAATCCACTATAACCTGCGCCAGCAGCGTTAACTCCATCAGTTGTATTAGTTGATACTATACCTATATTAGCATTACCTAACACTAAACCATCAGCAATATATGGGTTACTGTCATATACGTTTGTGCCAAATGTTGCATTTCTACTATATCCAAACCTAGGATCTGTAGGTGTCTTTATATAATCTATTGATATATCGTCAGATGTGTTAGGCTCTACAACTATTGTTGTTCCACCGTTAGATGTTGTTGTTTTGTAATATATAGGAAAATCTGATGTGGGTTTTGTTAATGGAGACGAAAGCATGTAAGATAATTCACTTTTATCTATTTCTTCTAATGATATTGTTTTGTTTGCAATGTTTAAATCTATAAGCTTATATATATCATTTGGTAAAACTAAGTTACCAGATGTTAATGTTTTTATTTCTGTTTTATAAAAAGCTTCTATTCTTTCTTTTGTTTTCTTTGGTAAATCAGCATAACCCGCGTTAGTTCTACCAAATGTATCTAAATTTAACATTTTATTATATTCATAAAAAGCTAAATCTAATAATTGATATTGTACTTGTTTAGCTATTTTATTAAACTCATCAGGAGTTAAAAATCCTCTTTGCTCTTTGTTCAAGATAGACAAAACCGTTTTGTATACTGTGTTTACATTTATAGCCATATTTTTTTTATTTAATAGTCATCGGGCCCGAAGGCCCGGACTATTTATTTTTACTTTAGTTTCTTTTCTATTGATTTGTATACTTCTATACCTTCATCAGTTTTAAAGAAAGCAGCTAAAGCTGAGTAAGCGTTCTCATCAAAAGGAACAGTTACTATTTTTTTACCTGTTTTTGTCCAAGTAAAAGTTCTTTGATCGTTTGATAACGTAAGTATACTAGCTTCAACAGCTTTTATACCCATATTTCTAATATTTATATTGTCATCATTCGCGAGTTCTAAGAACAATTTTGGGTTGTTTTTAGCGAATATAAGTAAATCACGTTTAAGCTCCTTAGATTTCATGCTAGATACCTTAGAACCTAATTCTGTTCTTAATATTGCTTCCATTTGATCAACCTCCATTTGCTTTGCAGCATTTAAAGCTTCAATCTCTAACTCTAATATATCTAGGTCTGATTCTGCTTGTATCTCATTATCAACCTCTGAAAATTTTCTATTAGCATCGGGGTGATATAACGAAAGTAATTTTTGTAGTGTTACTTCATTTTTAGGTACATAAAGCATACCATCTCTAAATATAATGTGACCTAATCTTTGAGGTCCTTTCATTTCGTCAACGAATACTGTTTTTTGATTTTTACAATATTTCATTTCTCTTTCGTGGCCAGCTTGCTCATCAAAGTAATATAAGTTTTTTGATTTTACTATGTGTGTTACTGGTATTTTTTCGGTTGTTAATTCATACAACCTGTCTTTTATTTCCCACTGTTTTACAGTAGGTTCTTTTATTTTTTGTTTCATGATATAATATAATTAAAAAGTTAAAAATAAAGAGGAGGGGCGGTACGTATACCACCCTCTCAACTTTATATAGTTATTATCTGAATAATACGAAATTATTCGCAGCTTGAACAACAAGACATCTTTCAGATAGATAATGTACTTCCATAGCGTCTAATGCAGAAGTAGCTGCTCCCACAGATCCAGTGATCCATGATTTCATCTTTCTGTCATCAGCTTGTGAAGCTCTATATCTAACGTGTAAGAATGGTCTATTAATATTCTTGCCCATACCTTGATCGTAAACGTTTGTAGTTCCAGCAGGAATTAAAACACCTTCGACTTTTCCAGCAGTGGCACCATCGTTAATTAACCCTCTTGTAGATTTGTTGTTTAAGTATTTCCAGTCAGATTTGTAGAAGTCATAAGAACCTCTTCTGAAACCAGAGAAACCTAAATTTAAAGCCATATCTTCAGAGTTGTTAAATACACCATAGTGAGTTTGACCAGCAGTATGTGAGTTAACACCAGCTAACATATTATCAAATGCTAAATTAGCAGATCTATCTAAGAAAAGCATATTTTCTTCAATAGCACCTTGCTTGTCTAATTCACCAAGTAATACGTCAAAGTCAGCTAGATCATCAGCAGCGCCATCGAACATGCCACTATCTGAAACCATACCTCTACTTTCGATAGCTTCAAAAAGACCTTCAGTACCAGTACCAGTTACTACAGAGTTAGCGTTTTTGCTAACGCCTTCAACAACTGACATTTCTAAGTAATCTTCAAATCTTTTTCTTGTATCACCAGCAGATTTTAAATACCATAAGTATCCACCTTGTCCTGATTCACCAGAAACTTCGATCCAACCAATTTGAGAAGCATCAGATCCTGAAACAACATATTTATCTTTAATGATAATAGGTTTGTTGCTAAAAGATTTGAACTCAGCTTCAACTGATTGGTCCATAGCTCCAGTTCCTTTTCCAAAGTCAGAACCGTACACAAAGAATTTAATAGTAGCTGTGTTTTCAGCAGCTATACCAGCTAAATCTTTAAATGTAGCAGCGCCAAAAGGTTGTAACGTTAGCGTGTTTGTTGCAGCTTCTATACCTGCAATACATTGCGCTTTTGTAACAACTTTATCAGAACCTGTTACGATTTGACAAACAACTGTTTGTCCTTTTCTTACCGCGTGAGCAATTGAATCACCTGATTGATTATCAATATCTTTAATTGAGTCAGCAGTAATCACACCACTTGTAGTGTGTATTGTAGCTTTATAAGCTAAATGAAGTCTACCTTGCTCAGACCAAACAACTTGGTCAGCAGTCATAGCTTCTTCTGCACCGATCATACCTAAGAATCCGCTGATAGATCTGTCTCCATATCTTTCAACTTCAGCTTCGTATAAATCAGGCAGGTATTGTTGAGCCCATCCTTGTCCAGCAGTACTAGCTAAATCTAAATAAGATCCAGTAGTAATGTTTTTAGCGTAGTTTGGGGATACCAAACCACCGACAGCAGGGCCAGTAAAGTTTACACTTGCCATAATTTTTAATTTTTAATGTTTGTTAATAATTTTTAAGTTTAATTTTAAGCTTTGAACTATCGTCACCGCTAATAACTCTTACTTTAGTTCCGTCAGCATCTACAACTTTAGACGTTTTTCTAGGATCCATATTAATATTCTTGGCTTCACTAGTCATCTGTTTAACTGCGTCTGACTTTCCTTGTTCGTAAAAATGATTAGCTATTGCGTCAGCGTTTGATGCTGCAAATAATGTTTTATGGTAGTCACTAGCATTTTTTAAAAACCTTGTTTCTTTATCTATATATGGTTTAAAGATATTCATAAAATCACTTTGACTTTCCTTAACACTACCAGCATCTTTAACGTTGTAACGATATTTCTTGTCTCCAACTTGAAAATCAAAACCTTTGAAGTTCTCATTAAAAACTTTATCTGTTTCTTTGTTAAAATGCAGCTTTGCTTTTTGCTGTAGTTCGCTAGCCTGTTCTTGCTCTTTATTGTAACGGTTAAAAAAGTTTTGTGCTTTTTGCTGTTCAGGAGTTAATCTTGACCCTAACTTAAGATCTTGATAATATTGATCCTTCATCTTTTGCAAACTGCTTTTAGCTTCAGCAACCGCTTCTTTATAAGCAAGCTTTTTACGTTTTACGTCTCTTGGTTCATCTACCTCTTCGTCAAAACTAAATTTATCTTCAATAAGAAAATTAATTTCATCTTGAGTCAAATGCCCCTTTGTTTGTTTATAATAATTGTTTAATAAAACACTATCATCAACTTTAGAATAATCCGTGTTGAGCTTGACGTAGTCCTCTAACGTTCCACCAGTCTCATTCATAAACTCAACGAGTTTTTGTACGTTTTCTGGTAGTTCCATCCCTGGAGTTTTTTCTTTAGAAGGTTTTAAATCTTCTACTTTTTCTTCAGTAGCTGATGTTTCTTCAGTTGTTTCAACAACCTCTTCATCGGTTACTTCTTCAATGACAGAAGTTTTTACTTCTTCATTTTTTTCTTCTTTGACGATTTTTTCTTCATTACTTTTTTCGTCATTTTTGATTTCTTTCCGTAAGGCATCTTTTTCGTTTTTATTGGTTTCACTTAAGTTTAACTTATAAGAACCATCACCTTGTAGGTTTGATTCTTTTTTTGGCTCTTCAGCTTTTGGTTCCTCAACTTTAGCTTCTTCCGCTTTAGTTTCAGTTACTTCTTGCTCAACAACCTGTTCTTGTTTTTCATTTTCCATAATATAATATAATTAAATAGTTAAAGTTATCTTGGATCAAATTGTTCTAATCCAAAGCCACCTAAATTGTCAAAGCCAGCAGACTCAAACTTTTTAGCCGGTAAATCTTTTTTTCTTTGCTCTATAAGCTCACTTTGTTGCGATGCTTGTATTTTAGTTCTTTCGTCTTTACGATCTTCTTTATACTTATCTTTATCATTAATCACTTGCATTTCTTGTGATTTTAACCTCATGTTAAGATCAAATTCAAATTTCATTAATTCTCTTTTTATAGCAGCTTCTTTTTCCATCTTCATTATATCAAACTGAGCCTGCGCTTCTGCTATTTGTACCTTACTAGATGCTATACCTTGTTGCTTTTGCATATCGGCAGCAGCAGCAGCTTCAGCAGCTTGAGCGTTTGATTGTGTTTGAGCTTGAATATTTTGCATTTGATTAGCCCTATCAGTCTCTTGTTTTTTCTTTCTTCTTAATTTTAGCATTTGATTAGCTAATTTAAGATTTTTTATCTCTCTAATATCGATAGCATCTTCTAAATGTATTTGTTCTTTTTGTAAAGCTATTTGTATATTGTTTTCAAGCATTTGTTTTTCTTCCTCATCAGGCATTAAATCTAAAAATATACCAAAATCATGAAGATGTAATTCTTTTATTTCGTCTAAAGTAGCTACATTAAATCTACCTAATGAATTTACAAATTGATTTTTAGTGTTAGAATACTCTAATACGTCAGAAACTCTAAGAGAAATACACTCAGCAAGTTTTAATGTTAAATATAAACCACCTTGTAATATATGTCTTGTAGCAGTGTTACTATTTGCTGCTGCTAATTTTTGAACACCTACCAATGCATTTCTATCTGGTATACTAGCATCTCTTGCTTCGTTTAAACCAGTAACATCTCTCATCATTTGCATATAATGATTATAAGAGTTTATTAAACTAGCTAACTTAGCATTACCACCACTAGACTGTAATTCCTGTATTGGGACTTTACCTTGGTTAAAATCACCGTCTTGAGTCATTGATCTACCAATTATACTACCAGTTTGAAAATACATATTAAGTGCTTCCTGTGGGTTGTAATTTGTACCATTACCTAAATCAACTTCAGCTAAACCATCGGCATCTAAATAAACACCATCTGGAACCATTCTTGATAATACTTGTTGTAGTTTTAAATGTGTCAACTGTATCATATCTGCAAAGCTAGTCATACGACTAACTAAAGACTCAGCTTTACCTTTATATATTCTAGGTGCAACTATATTGTATGACATGTGGCATTTAGTTATATTAGAATCTGGCCTAGTCATATTTTCAGCCATACCCCAGTCTAACATTTTATCATGCCCTATTAACTTAGCGCCACAGTATAAAACTTCAATAGCTCTATCCACTTTTTGAAATCTAGCTCTAGAGTCTTTTGGTGGATTAAAGTTACTATCTTTTTTTAACGCTTTATCAGCACCACTTGATGTTTGTTTTATCTTATACGTTTGATTTGCATAAGTCTTGTACTCAAAATACATTATATTAATAAGTGAATCTTGAGATTGTCTAGGTCCACTGTAACTATTATATCTTTCAGTAGCTGCTCCAGACTTTTCAATTTCTTTAATTTCTTCTTCAGTTAAACTAGGATACTGTTTTTTAAGTTCAGCAACAGTTATTTGTCTAACTTCACCTACATAATATAGATCTTCAAAGTAAGGTGAATCACTATATGAATAAACAACATTAGCAGGATCAACATACTCTATTTTTATACCTTCAGCTGTATTAAAAGTATTTTTAACACAAGCTATACCAAGTACACAAATATCGTAATCTAATCTTTTCTTTATTAAATCATAATCATTTAAATCTAAAACGTTGTTTAAAGCTTCTTCTTCTGCTATTTCAATACTTTGTTTATAATCTAACTGCATGTGTAATGATAACTCTTCATCATCATTAGGTAGAGTGTTAGGATCATTATTAAAAGCAGGTATACCTAGTTGTGATTCTACAGCTTGATAATATTCTCTGTTATTTATATCTAACATCATGCTTTTTACGTACTCAGTTCTTTTCTGAGATGAAGCAGGATCTTGTGAATAAGCTTTTAATTCATATGTTCTATCAGATATACCATTAACTACTATATCTACAAATTTAGGTATAATAGGTACTGGTTTCCAGTCTAAATTTAAATAAGACAAATCACCATTAATAGATAACTCGTCTTTATATTTTTGTATACTTTGCTCACCTCTAGCATATAATCTTAAATCATTATATCGTTGTCTAGAATTGTAGTATTTTGTTGAACCAGAATCTTTTTTAAACCATTCACTTTCTATAGCACGACCAACTTGGGCGCCATACTCCATGCTAGATTTCTCTGAATCTGACACAGCGTGACTTGGAAAAGAGCTTTTTGGTTTTGTTTTAAATGCCATTTATTCTATAATTTTCGATGTTGTTCCTTTATTGTTAAATTTAGACAGTCCAAATTTTACTGTTAATTTTGTTTTATCCGCAACAGGTTTGTATAAATTTTTATTACAAGCCATTATTGCTAAACCAGAACTAATAGTAGCATCGTACTTAGTTCTGTTATTTATATTAAATTTAGACCAATCATTTAATGTATTACTAAAATACATATCTCCATAACCTAAATCTTCTTTTAATCCAACATATTTTTGTATGTATGTTTCAATAGCTGCAGCGTGTGCTTGTTTTATATCTTCACTTGAATTAGGTATACCACCTATTTCTTTTTCTGCTACAGATAATTTATTCCATATCTTATCAGGTCTATTCATTGAATAACCTCTATAACCTCTACGTTTTAAATAATATAATAGTCTAGGTTTATTGTTTTCTGCTAATAGTGGCATACCATAAAATACTAATGCCATTAACACATCTTCAAAAAATGTTTCAGCGGTTTGTGGTCTAGCTATATATTCTAAAAAAAAGTGATTAGGTGGTGCATCTTCCATACTAAACTTAGTAAGACCATGCAAAGAACCTTTTGAACCTTTGTTATCAACTGTTCCTGATATATCGTAACTATCACAACCAAAAGCACCCACGTGCTCATTGCCAGGATATTTAAATCCATTTTTTAATATAATATTGTTTTGTAAGTTATAACTAGGTATCCAACTTACTAAAAATCTACCTTGATTATCTGGGTAAAATATAACTCTAGTATCTTGTACGCCGTTATCCCATTTAAAACTACCCCTTGTGACTAAAGTTGAGTTTTTAAAATCATTATTAAAATCTATTTGTTCATAAATTTTAACTAGATTAAATATACTATTTTGTGTTTCGTCTCTAAAAGCATGATCTTCTGTTCTTGGAAACTGTCTATAAAACTCATTTAAAGCATCCTGATCGCTTTTTAAGCCATCTGCTTCGTTCTGCCAATGATCTATAACCCCTACGTCAATAAAGTCGTTGTATGGACCTTTAATCTCTTCTTGTGGCGTTTCGAATACAGGTAATCCATAAGAATCAATGAATCCTTCGTAATTCCATTCCATAGGTATGAACAAACTATATAATCCCGAGCTTGTCTGTCCATTGCGGTTTCTTTTTGTAACGTCTGAGTCATAATATATTTTTTTAAAATTATCACCACCTTTGTCTAACGCGTTACTTGTAGAACCCATCATACATTTACCAATAATTCTACTACCTAATCGTAGTGTTGTTTTTGTAACCCTCCAGTTATTTTGTATATTATTAGGCCTCTCCCATTTACCACTTTCATCATGTACTAATAATTTTAACTTTTCACCATCATAACTATTATCACCAGTATTTTTCCAATCAATAGTTGTATCTAGCCCTTCAAGTTCATTATCACTACTACCTTGTTCTATTTTTCTTCTAGTTAATTTACTAGCAGGTACTCTATATGCTAATTCTGTTTTAGGTCGATCCATACCATCTTGAATCGGTTTAAAAAAGAAAGGGTAATTAACTGATATTGGTACAACTTTGTCAGTAAACATTTTCTTAGCATCTGGACCAGTTTTAGAAAGTATACCATATCTAGCGTCACTAGATATTGTAGCTAAATTAACTGTTTCACCAGAAGCCATAAACGAAAAACCAGATCGTCTATTTTTTAAATAACACATACCATAACATCTAGTATCAGCTTTACAAGCCTCCCAAAATATATAAAATAATCTGTTTGCTTCTCTAAAATCTGGTTTACCTACATCTATCTTACTCCACTGTAAATACATGTAGTGTGTTCCTGTTAAATATGTTGGGGTTTGTTTGTTTTGATACCAAAAACCTTCTTCTCTTCTTTTAAACTCTTCGTCTATATAATCTATATATTGGCTTTTGAAACTATTAGGGTATTCTTTCCAATCAAATATTGTTTTGATTTTCTGTAGTGGTTTGGGTTGCTCTGTTACCTCCCATTTATTGGTTTTAAACTTATGTATGTTTTTAGGTTGTTTTGGTAATGCTATCCTAAGATTTTGGATTTCATATATTTCACCAATTTCACCAGTTTTTGATATAATGATAATATCATGTTCTTTATTGTATCCATATTTCCATTTTTTACTCTTGTTAAGCCTTTTTATAGTATTTATTTTAATAGGCTCAATAACTTTGAATAATGTTTGGTTATACATTATTTAGATCTTCTTTCTGCAAAACCTTTAAAACTACTTTTAGTTTCAATAGGTTTATCGTTTAATATTGCTTCTTCTTCTTGTATTCTAGTTAATATTTCAAAAGCATCGAATATTGCTAGTTTTTTTGTAGCAGCCGCGTTTTTTAGTCTGTCAGCAGATATATCATCTTCTGAATCTACTATAGGTTCTTTTGCAACCTTAATTAATTCTTCAACTGCTTTTTGCCCAGCTTGGATTATATTTTTCTTCGTTTCCTTGATATTCATATTTAATTGAAATAAAATTGTTGTTAATTTTATACAAAAGCTCATTATCTATAATAAACTCGTGTTCTATGTTAGGCCTAAAACCAACTAAATCGCCTTTATTAAAAACACCATCAGTATATTTAACTATACCAGTATTTGGTTTTTCTATATTGTTTTTAAATTTTTCTTTATTTACAATAGGGTGAACAAAGCAAAAACCATCAACAGCAACCCATTTTTTATCTACTTTATATAAATATATTTGATCTAAAGAACAGTGGTATAGTTCGTCGCTTATATAATTACCACTATTACGTCTTTTACCTTTAACGTCATACCACTCTCTAAAAACATTATGATGAACAATTATTTCATCACCTTTTTTTATATTAGTTTCAAAAGATTTAGGGGTTGCTAATACTATAGCTTTTCTATTAACACTTAAATGATTAGATATATTAGTATTTAATATAAGTTTATCATTAGTATTGTTATATCTTTTTCCTTTGGGTTTAATTAAGAAATTAAACAAGCCTTTCATTAATATTCTAAATTATACTCAACCGCTATAGCCATATTTTTATTAAAATCTTTCCAAGGTAAAACATCTGTACCTTTTGAAATAAAAATACTAAACTTAGTGTCTGTTTCAATTATTTCAGAAATCGTATGCCCTCCGTAAACCTCTTGGCCTACGGAGTAGTGCATAGCTTCATTCTTGTAATCTTTACCGATACTAATCTTCCTTATCAGATTCATTTTCTTCTATAGGCTTTATAGTTCCATCTTGAAGATTTACAGATACTTTACCATATTTTTCTTCAAGAGTTTTTTGAAGATCATTTAAATCAACTTGTGCGGCTTTTATTTGCTCAACACCTATTGTTTTTTGAACTTCTAAACCACCTACCTGCAATTGCAAGTTATTGATTTGACCTACTTTTTCTTGAACTGATTTTAATTCTTTATCAGTAATCTTGTTTACATCTTGAGCGATGTCCTCTACTTTTACGTCTTTTTCCATTTTATTTAAATTTAATTGTTAAAAAATTATACGTCCGTGTAGTCTTTCCAAGCGTCTTCAGCTTTCATAGCTGTGTAAGCTTGAACCACAGGGTTTTTAGCTGTAGCGCTTACCCCCATAACAAAACTTCCGCTAACTGAAGCAAAGTCGTCATTGTATTTACCTACGGTGTCTCTATGCGCTTTGTCTTTCCAGATTTTAGCTGTATAATTACCTTGGGTATTTTTTACTACCACGTCTTCATAAACAGCATTCGTCTTTATAGACCCATCAGAGTTGTACACGGCTGCTGTTTTTAATCTATTCTCAGTGTGTTCATTACAAGAGTAGTTTACACTGACAATTTTTACATAAGCATCACTAAGTGTGATTCCTTTGTAGTTATAAGATCCTTTTAATGCCATTGTTTTTTTTTTAAGTTATTTCTATGTTTATATTATTACGCTATTTTCACGTTTTTTACTTATACCCACTTGTTATCAGTTAATGTAATGTAAATTATATCTAAAGTATCATCATTATACCACTTTTTAGTGTTATCATCTAATGTTATTGTTTTGTAAGTATTTTTATTTCTAGGTATATCGCTGTTTATACCCCATGCTGTTTGAACTAATATACAACCTTCATTACATATACTTTTAACATCATCAGAAAATGACTCTAGATCATATGTGTTATCTTGATCGGCATCCATATAAACACCATTAAATTTATCAGTTATATTGTTGATTGTTGTTTTCCAATCACCTAGTATAACTTCAACATTAGATTTACCATTAGCCCATTGTAAAGCTTTGTTGTATATTTCTTCCTCTATTTCTACTATAACATGTTTATCAGGATTACTACTTTGTATTTTATTAGCAGATATACCTAATCCAAAACCTATTTCTAATATATTGCCACCATTTTCTGATACTATATCAGCAGCGGCCTCTTCATACAAAGTAACATCAGAGTGCATTACTATTATATCATCTTTGTATATACTGTTATCGTTTATTACTATAGCCATTTTTTTATGTTTAACAACTTTCTGTAAATCCTGATTGCCATTCAGATCCAGTCCATCTTCCTTTATGATTACCGTCCGAGTAAGATATTAACCCACTAGGTTGAGCACTATCGTCGCAAGTAACGTTACTGTAAATAGGTTCTTGCAATTGTAAAACTAAATTAGTAGACATATCTGCCTGTGCGTATACAGTTACCGTATCAGTACTATTACAAACCAAAGAATGACCAAATTTACCTGTAGCATATTTAAATGTATGTGGTCTACGTGTTGTTGTAGCGTTATCTACACTAGAATATGTTGTACCAACTGAATTTGTAGCGTACGCTCTAAAATAAACAGTTTGACAATTAGTAAAATTACCAGCTGGTGGTATTACTCTGGAATAACTACCTGTACCGCTTCCTAAAGAATCAGTAACTTGAGTTACACCGCTTCCACCTATTACTGGGTTAGAATTAGTTGTTGAATAAACAAAACCTCTACCCGTAATACTTGATCCACCGTTACCAGATATTGCTCCATCTGCAGAAAAATTATTCCAGTTTATTGAGCTAGAGTTTATAGTAACACCAGTAGGTGCTGTAGCGCTAACTGTATCTTTATCGTACCCGTAAAAATCTCTAAATTGATATGGTATTGGTGCCATTAGTTTCCTAGTTCATTTGTTTGTGTGGTTGTTGTATTTGTTATAACAACTTTTATTTTTAATGACACGTTACCTGGTCCTACACAAGTATACAAACCGTTTGAGTTAGCACCAGCAAAGGTTATATAATAAGTTCCATTTGCTAACCTAGTCGTTCCAGAGCTATTAGTGTAATACTTGTGACCGTTATAAGTGTGAACTTTAGCTAATCTTTCCCAAGCTCGATCTATCGTGTGACCTCCTACAGTAGCTGTTAGTGTAGTTTCATAATATTGATCTTGTTTTGAAAACGTACTACTTGTTTTGCCTGTACCATCTAAATCAGATCTAACATAAACAGTTACAGCTGAATTTAAACTACTGCTATTATGCATTTGTAAACTAGTTTGACAAGAACCTGGAGCTTCACCACCTATATTTACAACCACCGTTGTTAAAAGTGCAAAACCAGCATCTAATGGATGTGCTGTACTAGCTGTATTTATAGTAGGGTATGTTTCTCCCGAGGTTACAGCTCCACCCGTATTACCACCATTAATAAGATTATACATTGATATTGGACCAGTAATACTACCGCTACCGTAAGTACCGTGTTTACACTCTTGAGCTATATCTAGCATTGATAATGTTCCTGATGATGGTACTGCCATTACTTAATTTGTTTTTTAAGTTCTTCTACTTCTGCTTTTAAATCTTTTATTGCTTCAATTAAATAACCAGTTATATTACCATAAGCAACGGATTTAAATTCACTATCGTTATTTACTAACTCAGGTGCTATTTTTTCTAATTCTTGAGCTATAACACCACTACCTTTTTTATCATCTTTAGTAAAGCTAACGCCACGCATATCATAAACTTTAGAACCATCTAACGTTTCTACATCTGTTTTTAATCTTTGATCTGAGTAAGCTACAATGTCTGAGCTTGCTGTTACAGTACCTGTAATACTTATAGATTGTTCAAAGCTTGAAGTTCCGTCAGAAGCTATTGTTAGTCTATTGTTTCCTCCGTTAGTAGCAAATGACATTGAATTATTATTGTGATCATAAGCTATGTAACCTGCGTAAGCTTGATCACCCGAAGAACCATCTGCAAAACATAAATATTGTTTTTGGTTAGCTGCAGTACTTAATAATGTCATTCCGTTTTCATCTTCAGCTTTTACAACAAGTTTGTTACCATAGTAACTTCCTGGTGAAACAGTGCCAATACCAACTTTTCCTTCATTTCTAACAAACATACCTGTACCAGTGTTTGTATAAACTCCTAATGAAAAAACACCTGTATTAGCAGTAGTATCAACAGCTAAACCATAAGCAGACGTTGCTGTGCTTGTTATTTGACAAGCCCATTCGCTAGCAGCATTTTGTACAACTTTTAGTCTTGTATTTGTTGCTCCAGTTGTGCCAATTAATACATTACCATCTGATTGAATACGCATTCTTTCTGTAGGCGCTGTATCAGTTGCATCAGTATCTCTTGTTAAAAAAACTAAATCTCCTTTTGTGTAACTACCTGTAGAAGTTTGTTTTAGTCCAATGTAAGCAGGAGAATTTGAAGCACCTCCTGTATATCCAAACCCTATTGCATATACTGCTCCCGAAGTATTATAACTTGTTGTACCTAACTGTATATAACTATTAGCTGTAGTAAATGATGTTGGTGCAGAACTTCCACCTCCTACATCAATAGTTAATTGAGCACTAGGCGATGTTGTTCCAATACCTACGCGCTTGGTCGCGTCTATCATCATAGCTGAAGCAGATGTCATATATGAACTAGATCCGCCTCCATCAGGACCAGCTACCCAAAAATGTAATTCTCCAGTATTCCAGTTAGAGTCTGCACCTTGACCTGTTTTTTTACCACCAATAGCTCCATATACTGATGAGTAATTACCTGATTCAGCCAATGCACTAAAAGTTATTAATGGTGAATGAGTGGAGTTTGTGCTACTGTGATTATAAAGATTTAAACCTAAAGAATAACCTATCGCTGTTGAGTTACTGTTTCCTCCGCTAGCTAATGTTAAAATTGGATCTCTACCATCAGTAATCCATCCAGCTCCATTAGTAGTAAGTGTTCTACCATTACTTCCAGAATTTGTATAATTATAATTTCCAGAATCTGTATTACTCATGCTGTAAAAACTTCCACTTGCAGCATTGTTAACATTAAAACCACCTGCTGTGTTGCTAGTTCCAATTCCTACATGACCGTTTGTAGATTTTAAAACAAAATTATCACCACTACCGCTATTAGCTATAAATTCAAAGTTTTGATCAACCCTAAATCTATATGAATCTTGTCCTGAAGTTGAACTACCCCATCTTTGTAAGTTTTGCTCTCCATCTTTAACTATTGCAACTTGAGTTCCTGATACAGCACTTCCTCCTGTATTTATATATAAACCATCACTAAATACATCCCCTGCAAAAGTTGCATTTTTATTTGCAGCTATTGTTAAAGCTAAATCACCGTCAGGTGTACCAGTAAGACCGTCGTTAGTATTATTAACGTAAAACTCAAAAAATCCATTTGCCGCTGTTCTACCTGCAACTATTTTAGCTACACCATTATTTCCAAACTGCAAGCCTCTCCACATTAATCTTGTAGCATAATTTGCGGTATCATTGTATCTCGTTTCTAAATAATCAGCACTTGAATTACCTACTGTAACATTATTTTCTAACCTAGTTGTAGCACCTTGAACTGTTACATTTCCTGCAAAAGTTGCTGTGCCTGAGGTTAAAACTAAATCATCTG